AATACCGAAGATGACTTTTTAATGAATCAAAATCAGGAAGAGCGTGAATTTGACATAGAATTAAACGAAGGTGTAACATAAAATGGCAATACAGAGAAGAGTTCCAAACAAAGAAACAGTCGGGGTTAGCCTAGGATCAGGAATTCAACTAGCCAAAGTAGTAAGCCTCATGGATCCAACGTTTAATGGCAGGCTCCGTGTAACGCTACTTAAGGATCAGGGAAATGACATAGGTGCGGACAGGCAAACATACACGTTAAATTATGCTTCACCATTCTTTGGTTATACTCCATTCGAAGCAATGGGTAAAAACAATGATAACTTTAACGACACGCAAAAATCCTACGGCATGTGGTTCGTCCCGCCAGATGTAGGAGTCACAGTTTTGTGTGCGTTTGTTGATGGAGATCCTGCAGAAGGTTATTGGTTTGCGTGCCTTCCGCCAAACTTTGCCAATAATATGGTACCGGCAATAGCAGGAACCACGCAGGTAGAATATGCCAAGGGCGAAAAAGAAAAGTTTGATACCACACAGCCACTACCTACAGGTGAAATAAACAAGAGATTCAATCAAAAAGAACAGGAAAAGGATCCTGACAAGATTAAGAAACCAGTCCACCCTATTGCGGATAGATTCCTTGAACAAGGAACGCTGGAAGATGATGTAAGGGGAGTGACAACCAGCTCGGCAAGAAGGCAAGTTCCTAATTCCGTATTTGGTATTTCCACACCAGGTCCGCTGGATTGGAGAGATGGCAGCAAGCGAATGACAACAGGACCAACTGATAATCAGTCATTGGATGGGGTAGCGGTATCAAGACTTGGTGGCACACAGTTTGTGATGGACGATGGTGATGATAGATATGTCAGACAAACCAAGGCAAGCGATGGCCCGGTAAAATACATAGACTTAATTGAAAAAAGATTTTTTGATAAAGAAGCACAACCAACCAACGAAAAGGGCGACCCAACTGTTCCGTATAATGAATACACGAGACTGAGAACTAGGACGGGCCACCAACTGTTGATGCATAACTCAGAGGACCTTATCTACATAGGAAATTCGAGAGGAACGTCCTGGATTGAAATGACATCTAATGGAAAGATTGATGTGTATGCCGCAGACAGCATCAGTGTGCATTCTGAAAATGATTTAAACATCAAGGCTGATAGGGATGTGAACATTGAAGCAGGAAGAAACATAAACATGAAGGCAACTGCCGAATACGTTTCTCCCACGGAACTGCATCGAAGAGACGATGATGGTAATCCTATTCCTAAGATACAAGATGGCAGAGAATTTGAAGCAGGAAGAATACAGATAGAAAGTGCCTTCAATATGAATTTGTTAATTGGTGCCAATGGTAAAATAGAAACTAGGAATTATGAAAATGTTGCAGGTGTTCCTACTGACGGCGACTTGGACATTAGCGTGATAGGTAGCACAAGATTTTCAACAGGCTACGGAATTGTTACTCCGCATGATTACGAAGTAAAAGTTTTTGGAGACACATTAATTAAAACTACCGGCAACTTAGATCTTAACACAGAAGGAAACAATGCTTATAGTGCCGGAGGAACGACAGATATTCTAAGTGGCGGAAATCATACAGAGACTGCTGCACAGATACACATGAATGGTCCTCAGGCAAGACAAGCAGATGAAGCAGTTGCAGCAGAAACAATTACAGACTTGCATCTACATAGTGCAAATTTTACTAATGTGGAAGTTGGTTGGCCCAAGTTAAAGTATCTAGACGGAAAAATCAAATCAATAATGAAACGAATCCCCATGCATGAACCCTGGGTTCTGCATGAAAACTTTTCTCCGGCAACGCAAAAAGAAGAGTTTACTGACAGGGAACTAGAGGAGTAACACAATGAAGAAAATATACAATCAAAAGGCAGTAGCAGTTAACTCAGCCAGCGTGGGATCCGCCGGAGCGAATACATATACATATAGAGGATTTAACTCCAAGAACAAGTCAAGCGGATTCAAGTTGTATGACATTGACTTGGTAAAGCAGGACATAATCAATCATTTCTACATAAGAAAGGGAGAAAAGTTGGAAAATCCATCCTTTGGAACCATAATATGGGATATGATTTTTGAACAATTTACGCCAGAAGTTAAGAACATGATAGCCAAGGATGTTGAAACTATAATAAACTACGATCCTAGGGTAGTCGTGAAGAATGTCAGCGTTGCCAGCACGGAACAGGGCATGCGAATAGAAGCGGAAGTGGTTTACGTTCCATTCAATGTGAGCGAAAGAATGACGTTTAACTTTGACAGAAATAACTCCGTTATAAACTAAGCACTTAATTACAAGGGCTAAATATTGCAATAGGATACTAGTTAATGAGCACAACGTCAAGACAGAACAATTTAATACTAAATCAGGACTGGACACGCATCTATCAAACCTTTAGAAATGCGGATTTCAAGTCCTATGATTTTGAAAACATTCGCAGGGTAATAATCAACTATCTGCGCGAAAACTATCCTGAAGATTTTAATGATTACATTGAAAGTTCTGAATACATGGCGCTGGTTGATGCTGTTGCATTCCTTGGACAGAGCCTTTCGTTTAGATTGGATTTAGCCAGCAGAGAAAACTTTCTTGAATTGGCAGAGCGCAAGGAAAGCGTTCTACGAATTGCCCGCATGCTGTCATACAATGCGAAGAGAAACATAGGTGCCAGCGGACTGCTAAAATTTAATTCAATAAGCACCACAGAAGACATCATAGATAGCAATGGTAGGAATCTTGCACAGCAAACAGTGAAGTGGAATGATCCTACAAACACCAACTGGGCAGAACAGTTTGTATTAATACTTAATGCAGCGATGTCTGATAACACTGAGTTTGGTAAGGGACAAGGATCTGCCACCATACAGGGTATACCAACCGAGCAGTATAGATTTAGAACAACGACAAATGATGTTCCTCTGTTTACTTTCACAAAAACGGTTGCAGGAAGAAACATGGCATTTGAGTTGGTTAGCACAGCATTTAAGGATTCAGAAACAATTTACGAGGAGCAGCCTGTTCCAGGAAACCAATTAGGATTCGTATATAGGCAGGATGGCAAGGGCCCATCAAGCGCAAACACAGGCTTCTTCCTACAATTCAAGCAGGGCAGCCTTGAGTTTGCGGACTTTAACATAGCAACACCAACCACAAATGAAACTATTGCAGTTGAAAGCAATAACATCAATAATGATGACATATGGTTATTTGGTTTGAATTCAAGGGGCGGACAGCAAACTGAGTGGACCAAGGTAGACACACTTACAGGAAATAACATTGCCTACAACAGTTTAATTGGAAACATAAAAAACATTTATGCAGTTTCCACACAACCCAATGATAGGGTAAATCTAGTATTTGCTGACGGAACCTATGGAAACCTACCACAGGGTGCATTTAGAATTTTCTATAGGGTGAGCAATGGACTTGAGTATTCAATAGCACCTACCGACATGCGTGGTATTTCGATAGATGTTAACTATGTTAACAAGTCTGGCATAGCCCACACATTAACAATTAATCTCGGATTGCAGTACACGGTAAACAATGCGGCTGCAAGTGAAAGCACGGATAGCATTAGGCAGAATGCACCAGCACTTTATTATACACAGAATAGGATGGTAACTGGTGAGGATTACAATCTTGCACCATTAGCAAGTTCACAGAATATTTTAAAATTAAAGGCAGTTAATAGGACTTCGAGTGGCATCAGCAGAAACTATGACATCATAGATGCGAGCGGCAAATACAGTTCGGTAAATGTGTTTGCGGATGACGGATATATCTACAAGCAGGATTCGGAGAGAAGTTTATTCCTTAAATTTACTAGCAAGACAGAAATTATTAATTTCCTAAGGCAGAACATCGAAGGAGCATTTTCTGACAAGGATCTATATAATTTCTACATAACAAAATACGAAAGGGTTACATTCAGTGAACAGACAACAGTATGGACAAGCATAACTAATGATTTGAATAGCGGCACTGG